CGATGAGAATCACGGACGAAGGCGACTATGAAGTAAGAGCTAAACAAGTAGCTAAAAAGCAAACTTCAAAAGGTGAGCTTACATTTTCTATAGGCATTTATGATAGTCAAGGCAACAAACTTCCAGCAGATACAAATGTTGGCAGTGGCTCGTTAGTAAGAATGAGTGTTGATCTTGCAACTTGGTATGTTCATGCACTTGGTTTTGGGTATACGCTTAGACTACGTGCAGTCCAGGTTGTTGAGTTAGTCGAGTACAGTGGTGCAAGTGGAGACAACGCAGAGTCTTTTGGTTTTGATCAAGTCAAAGGGGGCTTTGTTGCAGAAGATAACGAAGAAGAAGAAGAAGAAAGTGAAGAGAGCGAAGAAGAGAATCAAACATCGTCGAATGCAGTTCCGTTCTAAGTTTGAAAAGAATACAGCCCTCTCCCTTAAACGGGAGGGGGTTGAATTTGAGTACGAGACTTTGAAGATCAGTTACACAAAACTGGCAACGTATACCCCTGACTTTATTTTCCCCAATGGTGTGATCATAGAAGCAAAGGGATTCTTCAAGCCCGAAGATAGGACGAAACATCGGCTCATTCAAGAGCAGTACGGAAGTCGTTACGATGTCAGATTCTTGTTCCAAAATGCATATAACCGACTCACCAAAAACAGTAACACGACATATGCCAAGTGGTGCGATAGGCATGGCTTCATGTGGTGTCACAAGAGGATACCGACCGAATGGACGAAGACCTTGGATTCATAGATAGACACCTTCCATGTCCTGATTGTTCTAGCAGTGATGCGTTATGTATCAATGCCGATGGCAGTACAAAGTGTTTTAGCTGCGGAAGGTATACTCCTGCTGAAAAGATAACCGAACCACCTAAGAAAAAGATGACAAAGAAAAACAAAAAAGAAGAAGAATTTATTTATGGGGATTTATTACCCATAGCTCCTAGAGGAATACACCTTGATACCTGTAAAAAGTATGGTTACTACGTAGGTAACTATAGGGGTAAGACAGTACACATAGCCAACTACAGAAACTTTGATGGTGAGTTAGTTGGTCAAAAGATAAGAGACAAAGATAAAAAGTTTGAGACTACAGGCTGTATAAAAGATCACTTCTTTGGTCAGCACCTTTGGCCGAATGGTGGCAAGAAGTTAATTATTTGTGAAGGCGAAATAGACGCATTAACAGTTTCCCAGTTAGGCTCTAACCGCTACCCCTGCGTGTCCATTCCGCAAGGAACTAACAGTGCCAAGAGTGCGTTCAAGAAGAACTTAAAGTGGCTTGAGTTGTTTGATGAAGTGGTCCTGATGTTTGACATGGATGAACCAGGACAAAAGGCAATGAGTGAGTGTGTTAGTATTATCCCCACTGGCAAAGCTTATGTTGCTAAGTTACCTGGAAAAGATCCTAACGCATTACTGATGGAAGGCAAAGCACAAGATGTTGTTAGGGCTATGTTTGATGCCAAGCAGTGGAGTCCAGTAAACATTATAGATGGTGCTGATTTATTTGAACGTATATCCACAGTGAAGAAGAATGACTCAGTTCCGTATCCCTTTGAGGGACTCAATGAAAAAACAAAAGGACTACGCAAAGGAGAGATTAGTTTGTTCTGTGCAGGAAGTGGTGTCGGAAAGTCACAAGTTTGTAGGCAAATTGCTCACCATTTACTAACTACAACAAAGAAAACAAAGATAGGTTACATAGCTCTTGAAGAAAACATAGAGAGGTCAGCACAAGGTGTTCTTGGACTTGAGTTAGGAAAGCTATTGCACCTCGAGGATTTTGTAGTTGATGACAAGTACAGAGAAGCATTTAAGAAAACTGTTGGCTCTGGAAGGTTCTTTCTTTATGACCACTGGGGTTCTCTTAACACTGACCAGTTACTTTCACACATGCGTTATCTCGTCAAGGCACTTGGGGTTGATTACATTGTGCTTGATCACATTAGCATAGTGGTAAGTGGCCTTGCAGAGATTGAAACATCCGAGAGAAAAAGCATCGACATCTTAATGACAAAGCTGCGAACGCTTGTTGAGGAATGTAACTTTGCACTTATACTTGTCAGCCACCTAAAGCGACCAGAAGGAAACCGAGGGTACGAAGACGGAATTATGCCTAACCTATCAGCACTTAGGGGTAGCTCAAGCCTTAGTCAGTTAAGTGACATTTGCGTAGCCCTTTCCAGGAATCTTCAGAGTGAAGATAAAGTCACGAAGTTGTCTGTTCTTAAAAACCGATTCAGTGGCGAAACAGGACTTTGCAGTCACCTTGAGTACTGCCAGAGAACAGGAAGACTAACCGAAACAGAAATATCAGAAGAATTTTAGATGTGGATAATACCAAAGAATATATCAGACACCTTTCACTTTGCAGTGGATACGAAGGAATTGGTCTTGGACTCAGAAGAGTTCTCCCAAACTGCATCGAAGTCGCTCATGTGGAGATCGAAGCTTTCGCAATCGCCAACTTGGTTGCGAAGATGGAAGAGAATAAAATATCTCCAGCACCTATCTGGACGGATCTTAAAACCTTCCCATACGAAAAGTTTCTTGGACAAATTGACATCCTCTCTGGGGGATTCCCATGCCAACCTTTTTCCCATGCAGGAAGCCGAGAAGGAGTTGAAGACCCAAGACACCTCTACCCCTACATCAGTGATGGAATCGGAAGATGTAGACCACGACTTGTTTTCTTGGAAAACGTTGAAGGAATCATCAGTTCCAAAACAGAGACAGGACGAAGTGTTCTGCTCCATGTCCTCCAAGACTTGGAAAGCATGGGTTACATCGCAGAGGCAGGAGTATTCTCAGCGAGTGAAGTTGGCGCACCACACCAAAGGAAAAGAGTGTTCATCTTGGCCCACAATGACTGTCAAATCAGGGGGAGGACTTCCTCCGAACAGCAAGTCAAAATCAAAGTCAAGAAAACAACACGCAGGGCATCCATTAGAGACGGCTGTGATGATGCAGAACTGGCCGACTCCGACAGTATCGGAAGCGGAAAAGATAGGAGGGAAACCAAACTACGGACAAGTGGGACTGAGCAACCACCCGAAGGTACACGGATACGAAGTACAGAGGGAGAAATTACACAAGGACAGGAAGGGAAAACCAAAAGCCAAAGATGGCCTAGCAGACCAAGAGAACCCCAACACGAATGGGAAGAACCAAGGACAACACCTAAACCCAAACTGGGTGGAGCAACTAATGGGACTCCCAGTAGGGTGGACAGACTTAGGCTCTTGGGAAACGGAGTCGTACCCCAAACAGTAGAGGTAGCATTTAGAACATTAAGTAAGAGAATAGAAGAAAGAATAAAATTAATATGAGTTACAAATATAACATCCTAATCAGTGACATAGAAACGAACGCAATAAAGAACTGGCAGACACTTGAGGGTCTTGATCGGTTACATTGCTTCACAGTTATAGACCCTACAACAAGTGAGTTGTTTGAGTTTAATACAATGAAAGAGAATATTGATGAGGGCTTAAAGATGCTACAGGAATCTGAGTATGTTTGCTTTCACAATGGCATAGGCTTTGATGCTCCTGCACTCTATCGATTGTACGGAATACGCTTCAACAAAATTGTAGACACGATGCTTATGGCAAAGGTGTTGTTCCCTGACATAGGTGATGAAGATGACAAGAGAGGATACGAGAAAGGTTTCCCTAAGAAGTTGAGAGGATCTCACTCACTCAAAGCTTGGGGTCTTCGTATTGGTGTTCATAAGGATTCACATGGTGAAGATGAAGACTGGGAAAACTTTAGTCCAGAGATGCAGACCTATTGCAACCAGGATGTAAGGACAACGTTAGCACTCTACAAACATCTTCTAGAAAACAGTACAGCCCCCAAGTCCCTTGTTATTGAACATGAGTTTGCAAAACTAATTCGAGTGCAGGAGATGAACGGATTTCCCTTTGATATTGATAAGGCCAAGGAGCTTGCAAAGGAACTTATGGTACGTCGGGTGGAGATAGAGAACGAGATGCAAGAGGTGTTCCCTCCAAAGGTAGAGACGATGAAGAGTGTTACTGGTTGGAAGGTTGAGGTAGACGGCATCGAGTACACTGGGAAGACTAAGATTGCTTTGAAGGGTCAGCTAAAGAAGGCAGGTCTAAAACAAAACATCAGTGACCTTGCAGAGAAGACGGGAAACAAAACAAAAACAATTCCATTTAACCCAGGAAGCCGAGATCAGATTGCTGAAAGACTTATGGAAGCTGGGTGGAAGCCAGCAGCGTATGAAGGCAAGCGACCAGAGATAAATGAGGGAGTGCTTAGACAGATAGACACAAAGGAATCTCTTAAACTTCTTGAGTACCTGTTGTTACAGAAACGTCTTGGAATGTTAGCGGAAGGAAGACACGCCTGGTTGAATGCTGTTACAGATGAAGGAAGGATTCATGGGTCAGTTAACACTGCTGGAACTATTACTGGAAGGTGTACACATAACGCACCAAACCTTGGACAGATTCCTGCGGTACGTTCGGAGTACGGAAAGGAGTGTCGTGAGTTGTTCACTGCTCCAGAAGGAAAGGTTCTTGTAGGGAGCGATAGCGCACAACTGGAACTTAGGTGTCTTGCACATTATCTGTTTCCTTATGACTCTGGTAAGTATGTTAGAGAAATCCTAGAGGGTGACATTCATACAGTTAATCAGAATGCTGCTGGTTTGCCTGACAGGAGCGCAGCAAAAGTATTTATCTACTCACTCATATATGGTGCTAGTGATACTAGGTTAGGTGAGTCAGTTGGTGGAGGAAGACCACAAGGAAAGAGACTAAGAAATTCTTTTATGGCTAAGATGCCAGCGTTCAAGAAACTGTTAAGTGATGTTGAAGCTTCTGCAAAAAAACATGGGCATCTTACAGGCATCGATGGCAGGGTCATTAGATCAAGGTCAACACACTCACTACTCAACTTCCTGTTACAGAGTTGTGGTGCTGTTATCATGAAGCAGAGTCTTATCGAGTTTGCATTGATGGCTAAACATCCCTACGAGATGCATGCAAACGTACACGATGAGGTTCAGTTCTCATGCGACGAGGAACACGCAAAGGATCTTGGAAGAACTTTTGTAGCTGCAATGGAGAAGGCAGGGAAGACCCTTGGCATCAAGTGTCCGATTGATGGAGACTTTAAGATTGGTAACAACTGGGCAGAGACACACTAAGATTTATGAGCGAGAAAAGAACAGCAGTGATAGATGGAGACATGGTTGTCTGGAGGAGTGCCTTTGCGTCTGAGCAAGAGATCAAATGGGACGATGACATATGGACGTTACAGACAGACATGAACGAGATGAAGTCGATTGTTGATGAGACTATTGATTACATCCAGACCCAAACAGATACCGATGATTACCAGATGGTGTTCTCTGACAGCCGTAACTTTCGTTATGATATCTTTCCAGAATACAAAGCTAACAGGAAAGGTAAGAGAAAACCTCTCGGTATAAAGGCAGTTAAGGAGTGGTGCTACAAGAAACGTAATGGTTATTACAAACACAACCTTGAGGCTGATGATGTTATTGGCATGATGTGTTGTGGGAAAAAGCACATGGTTGCTGTTAGTGGAGACAAGGACTTCGGCACTCTTAATTGTGAGTGGTTTAATTTTTTAAAAGCAGAAACCAACTACACAACAAAAGAAGAAGCCGACTACAATCACCTAGTTCAAACATTATCAGGTGACAGTGTTGATGGGTTCTCTGGTGCTTCTGGCATAGGCCCAAAGACTGCAATGAAACTTCTTGATAAGCATGGCGCAACCTGGAGGACTGTTGTGGATGCTTATGAATCAAAAGGTCAGAACGAAGAAGAAGCTTTATTAAATGCAAGGCTCTCATACATCTTGAGAAGCCTAAGTGAATATAACGAAAAAGAAGGAGAAATAAGACTATGGACACCACCAACGAAAAAGTAAATGAACTGCCAGATAGTGGAGAACGTACTGAGTTTGAAACAGGTTCGGTAAGGGATTCAATGAAAGGCAAAGGTCTTCCTAACCAACTTCCCATCTCTGCGTTGAAGGCCACAAGTCGCAGGTTCGAGGACGGAGCCAACAAGTATGGTTCACGCAACTGGGAGAAGGGTCAGTTCTACAGTAGATACATCGACGCTATTTACCGACATCTCTGGGCATATATGGAAGGATTTGAGGATGAAGATCACCTTAGTGCAGTGATCTGGAATGCCATGTGTTTATATCAAACAGATGAGTGGGTTAAGCAAGGTAAGCTACCCGATAAATTAAGGGATATTTAGGTTTGTATTCGTATACGAAGAAATAAACATCTATCGTATGGCACGAAAAAAGGTTTCATTAAGAAAAGAACACAAATCCAAAAAGGGTGGTCTTACTAAAAAAGGTAGGGATTACTACAACAGGAAAACAGGTTCCAATCTAAAGGCTCCACAACCAGGAGGAGGTGCTAGGAAGCGTAGCTTTTGTGCAAGAATGTCAGGAGTTAAGGGTCCAATGAAGGACTCAAAAGGAAGACCTACTAGAAAAGCTCTTGCCCTGCGTAGGTGGAAATGTTGATTTAAAAAAAAATTATGTATTATTCATCAGGTAAAAAAAGAAATTCTC